ACGCTTTGAAAGGGAGTATTCTGTCACGGAAGAAGAACTCCTTGAGCAAACGCAAAAGCTACTAAATGTTAGTCCTTAACCTGCCATTACCGCCATCGGTCAACAGCTATCGCACAATATTTCGCAACAGAATGAATATAAGTGCCGCTGGTCGAAAGTACAAAGCGGATGTTAGCGATTATGTAATTGAGTACCGAGTACCAAAGCTGGGCAAAGCTAGGCTTGAGATGAAGGTAGTTATTTATCCCCGTGATCGAAGAAGGCAGGATATTGACAACAGAATCAAAGCCCTGTGGGATGCACTAGCTGACGCTGGCGTATTTGATGACGATGAGCAAATTGATGTTTTACACATTGAGCGTGGCGAAATAAAAAAAGGCGGTGGTGTGCTTGTAATGATTGATATTCTTGATAAAATCGAGGAAAATACACCTATCACATAAGGATTCCTATGGAAAACTGCGCTTTATTTGCCGCCACAATGCTACATTCAGCTACGAATACGCATTTTTTCCATTGGTCAACTGACAGTTACGCCAAACATCAAGCACTTGCTGAATATTATGACGAAATTGTTGAGTTAACTGACAGCTTTGTTGAATCCTACATGGGTAAATACGGCAAAATTACTAAATTCCCGTCTGTTTACCACCAGCCAAAAGACCCAATTCAATATCTAAAATCATTACAAGGCTTTGTGGGCGAGGCTCGCAACGATTTGCCACAAGATTCTGAATTGCAAAACATCATCGATGAGATCGCTGATCTAATCAATACAACAACATACAAGCTAGTAAATCTTAAATAAGGACACATCATGCCATTAGATCGCTCAGGCACAGAAGCATCGGTAGGCCGCAATATGAAGGCTGAAATGAAGGCTGGTAAGCCTAAAAAACAGGCACTTGCCATTGCTCTTAATGTTGAGCGTGACAATGCTAAAGGTGACCGCAAAGCCAAACTAGAAGAAGCCTATGGCCGCTTCTTAGGCAAGCGTGACGCAGAAGAATAATGGACTTTAATCAAATGGCCCGTATGTTGCGTATGCAACCAACAGTAGATTCTACTGGTGCGCCAATTGATACAAAAAGACCAATTGTCTTTGACAAAGGCGGTTACGAGCCGCACACAGAATTAAGCATGACCGCTACAGGCCACGAATTAGGACTGCCACAGGCCAAGTCTTTATACAATGTGCCTACCATCTACAATGGTCAAATCAATGACCCAAACACATTTAGCGGAATGAACGAAATCCGCAAAAATGTAATGCAAAACCCAAACGCTTACAAAGCATACGACACAGAAAAACAAGCCATTCCTGACGCAATTCAGCGTTCTAAGGACATTGGCAACATTCGTGGTGATGAGTTAAGACGGGCTGTTTTGATGAGATACATGGAGAATATGTAATGTTTACTAAAGAAAAAATTAAGCCTGAAAACAGCTTACTCAAGCCGCACAAAGAATCCACGCTTGAAAAGCAACAGCGTCTGCGTTTAGAGCGTAGAGCCGCTATTGCCAACAAACTCAAAGATTTGGACAAAGAAGTTAAATAATGGCTACGCTGGCAGATGCTCTCAGGGGTTACACCCCCCCAACCGAATCGGCACTTGCTGACCCGATCAAAGAGCATTTCCGCACATTGCCACAGCAGTTAGAAACAAATCAACGGGCAATGGATAAAACTATGGGCGGTATGTACAAGACCGACTTCATGGGCAAACCTAACCCAAATTATTACCCTGAAGCTATGCAAGAGTTCACGCAGAACTATGCGCCAAACTTTATGGGTACTTTTATTGGTGCTGGCTCTAAACTTTGGAATCCAAAACTGGCGTTTCAAGCCGCAAAATTAGAAAAGCAGGGCGTTCCTGCCGAAGAAATATGGAAGCAAACAGGCACAGGCCGTGGTTTAGACAATCAGTTTAGGCAAGAAATTAGCGATGCCGAAATGAAGTTTCACCCTGAAACATTGAATTCATTAAGAAGAAGTCGTGAATTTGATAAGTTGTACGAGCCGTGGAAAAAAGATACTCCATATTTGTATGATTTAGTTGAGCATCAAAAATTGCGTGAAGCGTACCCAGCTTCTGCTGATACCACTATTTTGCGTGGCGCAAATGATACTGGCGGTAGTTCATCGCCTTATCCGTGGGCAGATGTCACTTTAAATGTATTGCCAGCAAGAAACACAAGAGAAAAATTAGCCAATATTCCTGAGATGGAAAGCACTCTTTTGCATGAGTTACAGCATCAAGTACAAAGTGCCGAAGGCTTTGCCAAAGGCGGCAATGTTGATGAGTTTAAAGAGATTATTCCGCCTAAAGATGTGCTAGACAGGCTTCACAAATTAGAAGCTGAGTTTCAAAAACTTAAAGGCGGTAGCCCTGAAAGATCAGAAAAAGTACGGGAATATTTCAAGATTGCCGATCAATACACTCCATTTGGTCAATATCAGCGATTGGCTGGCGAAGCAGAGGCTAGAATCACAAGCAACAGACAAAAATTAACTGATGCCGAACGCAGGGCGAATTACCCATTTAAAGAAGGCGAATACGGATTGGATGTACCTGCTGACGAAATACTAATTAAGCAATTCAACGAACCAATAGTTTCTCGCAAACAAATGCTAGAGCAACTGTTAAACCAACAAAAATAGTGGAAATAAACACTCTTTGGATTGAACGACTACTTAAAAAGCCATTTCACAAGCACAGCCTGTGGGGCGATAAGAAGTTCTACGATCCGCAACTACATCCAATCACGCAAGAACTGGAAAGCAACTTCCCAGCGATTCAGGCTGAGATCAAAGAATTGCTGAAGCGTTACGATGAGTTTGCCAATTTCCAAAGCATTAGCCCCGATCAGACTTACATAAGTAATGATGACCGCTGGCGTATGTTCTTCTTTAAAGCGGCAGGTGTGAACTTTGGCAAGAACAAGCAATACTGCCCAGTAGCCATGTCTATCGTTGATAAGCATAAAGATGTCATTTCTGCCTATATATCGGTACTTGGCCCACGCAAACTACTAAACCCACATGAAGGCCCGTGGTCAGGAATCCTGCGGATGCACTTAGGGGTTGTAGTACCTGAGTATCAGCAATGCTCACTTCATAACGGGGGTGAGGTGTACTTTTGGGAAGAAGGCAAGTGCGTTTTATTTGATGACACTTACACTCACATGGCACTAAACGACACAGACAGCATAAGAGCCGTACTGTTTCTTGACATCATGCGACCATTACCACAGCCGTGGAAGTTTATTAACTGGGCCATCCTTAGACTGTCTATCCTATTCCCGTATATATGGATTCCCTACTTCCGTCACAAGAAATGGGAGAAGGCGTTTTACAAACAACAGGTTAGCTGATAAACTTAATGTATCTTAATCAACTACTTGGATAAGGTATGGACAGTAAAGAAGTGAAATCTGCTGAGAAGCCTAAACGAATACCACCCAATGCTGGTAAAGGGCGTAAAGCTGGTGTTCCAAACAAGGTTACGCAAGAGTTTCGTGAAACAATCCGTCAGTTACTTGAAAACAATGCTGAGAATGTAAATATTTGGCTTACTCAAGTAGCTATTGGCGATGACGCTAACAAGCCTGACCCTAAAGGTGCATTAGACCTATTGGCTAAATTAGCTGAATTTGCCGCACCTAAATTGGCCCGAACTGAAATGGTTGGGGATAACACCGCTCCAGTAGTACACATCTACAAGTGGCAAGATGATTGAAGTAGTCCATGAGTTTGAATATAAGGCCCGTAATGCGTTTAAAGACTTCCACAGTCGCAAACAACGCTGGGCAGTACTTGTGTGTCACCGAAGGGCTGGCAAGACTGTAGCAAGCATCAATGACCTCATTAGACGAGCAATTAAAGAGAACAAACCCAATGGTCGCTATTTTTATATGTGTCCATTCTATTCACAGGCCAAATCCGTAGCTTGGGATTACCTTTGTCGCTTTGCCAAACCAGCTATGGCCAAAGCCAATCAGTCTGAATTATGGGTAGAACTGCACAATGGCTCAAGAATTAGGCTGTTTGGTGCTGATTCGCCTGATTCGCTCCGAGGGAACTATTGTGACGGGATCGTATTAGACGAATACGCTGACATGAAGCCCCGTGTTTGGGGAGAGATTATTCGACCATTGCTTACAGATAGAAACGGCTTAAATGGCCAAGAAACTTGGGCCGTGTTTATTGGTACGCCTAAAGGTCACAATGCGTTCTATGACATATACAAAAACGCACAAAACAATCCAAGCTGGTACTCAAAGCTATTAAGGGCCGACCAATCAGGTCTATTGCCCGATTCTGAATTATTAGATGCTCAAGCCACAATGTCGGCCAATCAGTACGAGGCCGAGTTCCTTTGCTCATTTGAGGCGGCAATTTTGGGCGCATATTACGGGCAGGAACTACGCAGGATTACTGATCTTGAGCGTATTACGACAGTCGACTATGACCCTATGTTCCCATGCCACACAGCTTGGGATTTGGGTTTCAATGATTCCACTAGCATTTGGTGGTTTCAAGTGGTCTATGGTGAGATACGGGTACTGGATCACCACTCATCCAATGGTCAAGCCATACCTTATTACACAGGTTTACTTGCCCAAAAAGAAGATGAGTTTGGGTACAAATATGGCTTCCATTACCTGCCCCATGACGCTAGAGCAAAAACACTAGCGAGTGGTGGTAAGAGCATAATTGAACAAATTTCTGCAAAAATTGACATAAAACATCTAAAAATTGTTCCAAACCTGTCACTTCAGGATGGAATACAAGCAACAAGGCTTGCATTAACTAGAGCATGGTTTGATAATAGATGCGAAGAAGGCATCGAATGTTTGCGTCAATATCAACGAGAATGGGATGATGATAAAAAGATTTTCAGGGATCGCCCAAAGCACGATTGGACAAGCCACTCAGCCGATGCGTTCCGTTATCTTA